TCAGTATGCTGATCCTGCTCCTGGCGTTCATCATCGCGGCGTCCGTCAGGGGCTCCACGAACCGCGCACACCAACGCCTTAGCGCCAGCCAAGACATAGCCCAAAGCCTCGAAAGCGAGCCCGACCTTGCCGAGCCCGCGCGTGATCTTGCCCAGCCCCATCACTGAGCCTGCACAGGCACCGGCTCTTCCGGCGGCTGCTCAATCTTCACCGTCTGCGGGCCAGGCGGGGTGGCCACTGCTAACTGATCGGTAACGCGCTCGATCTGGCGATTACTGGACAGGGACACCAACGCCGAGAGAACGTCGGCCAGCTTGACAATCATGCCGCCGACGATCGCGCTGAACACGCTCTCCGCCCAGTCTGGCGTATTGCGTGCAAAGGCGATAGCAGCGATGATCGACAGGATCGTGGCGATGATGCCCCCGCCGATCAGGGTGAGGACGCGGCGGTCGCCCTCGCGATCGCGAAACGCGTTCATGCGTCGAACCCCATGCGAACCTGCCGCGCGACCCAGCCATAGCTGAACTCTTCGTTTGCAGGACGCACGAGGCTGATTTCCTCATAACGTTCGGTTCGGAAGGCGTGGATAGTCCAGAGCAGCACCTGGAGTCCTTCGCCGGTCGCGCCGCGCCGCTGCTGGTAGCTGGCCAGCGACTGCCGCGTCATCGGGCCGCAAGCGCCGTCGACCTTGAGATCCGGATATAGCGAGGCGCCCCGGTTGAAGAGGTTGAGCGCACGCTGGAGGAACTGACCAGCCATGGCCTGACCCATGTTGATGCCGGTATCGAACAGCAGCTCGCCGATCGCGGCCGACATAGCGAGGATCTTATCGAAGCCCGGCTCGATCAGGTAACGCTTGCGGTAGATTTCGACGGCCGACTCTCGCGGGAAAACACGCATGTCGCCCGTATAGCCAAAGGCTCGCGCCACCTGCTCGGTGGTGCCCCAGCGCGTTGGCCCTCCCTTATCCTTGGGATTGTTCACATAGCCGCCCTCGCGGCCGATCGCGTCATCGATCAGCTGATCAATGTTCATGTCTTGCTCCACGAAAAAGGGCGCCCTCGGCGCCCTATGGTTTCAGATTATCGCTAGCCTCAGACCAGTTCGGCCTCGCCGCCCGGTTCGTCGATCATCGAGACCAGAATCCCCATATCGATCGGCAGCCCCGGATCGAGCGGGAAGGCCCGGTCCAGCATGTTCTGCGCCTGCGCGAGCTTGGGATTGTCTGGCTCCAGTCGCCGCAGCGGTTCCGCGACCAGTTCGAATGCGCGGCGCAGCACCCGATTTTCCAGCGCCAGGCGCCGAAGCTGCGTTTCGATGTGCTGCCGATATTGCAGGTCTCGATCATCCTGCTCTTTTTCCCGCTTGGCCAGTTCGTCATGCCAAAGCTGGAGCTTCGCCGCGCGGGATTGCGCCCGTGCATCCTTCCAGTTGAGTAGCCAGGCCGTGCCCTTGCCAAAGGCATAGAGCACGGCCACAGCCCCGGCGATAATTCCCCCCGCCTCGCCGGCGGCCGAGCCCGGATCAGACATGCGTCAGGCCGCCTCCAGCGCACTCAGCCGCGCCTCCAATGCGTTAACTTGATCGGATAATGCATCATGCACTTCACTGGCTTCGCTGAGATCCGCCGCCAGTCCGGCAGCAATGAACATGGCAAGCTGATCAGTGCGCAGGCCAAAGCGGTTGCCGGCAGAGACCGTCTTGACGTTGCGACCGGTCGCATGCCGCTCCTGCACCGTCACGGTTTTCATGACCTCGACGCCATTGGCATCATACAGTCCGCTGAAAACCTGTTTTTCAACATCGACCATTTGATACTCGGCCGCGAATTGATCTTCCCAGGTATCAAAGCACATGAATGCTGCGCGGAACGATGGACGCTGCGCGTCCGTCACAAAAATATCGGAAGGCAGATCGAGAGCATGCTCATCTTCCAGCCCTTCTTCCATCAGGATGCGCGCGACAGCCTGCGCGCGCACACCGAAATGATAGCGTGCTCCATCCGCACCTTTTTCCGCGACGGCATCCGTCCACTGGAAAAAACCAAGTTCGGCTATGATACGCCGGGCAGCAGTACGCTCTGATGAGGAGAGGCCGCCGCGCCACACCTTTTCGCGCGCGTCGGACGTGTTGATCGTGCTGGTGCCGGCGTAGACAGTTGACCAACGGCTGCTGGGCAGGCCCAGCGCGTTAAGATTATTATCCTTACCCGAGTAGAGGTTGCCGCTCACATCGATGGTAAGAATGTCGGTCTTGGCGGCACCAACCCATGTCTGAAACGCCAGGGCGTGCTCGCTGATGGACTTCTGCCCCATGAACCATTCGACGCTCTGGCCGCCGTTGTAGAGCCGGTAACCCGCCTCCCCGTCGGAGATCGCGTAAACCTTGCCGCCGACATTCAGACGCTCGGCTGACTGCGGTGTGCCCATGAGAACACGACCAGAGCCTTCGACGATCATCCGCTCAATGCCAGCGGTCGCGAGACTCATGCTGTTGCTGCCGCTCCAGAACAAACCGGTGTCCTGGTCATTGGCGAAGCGCAGCCCGGGCGAGGATACCGAACCAGGCTGCATCAAGCCCTGACCAATGCCATCGCGAACCGAAGCGAAGGACGAAATGAGGCTGCCGGCCTGGTCGGCAAGATCTTTCATCAGCGACTGCGTTGGCAGGATGTCGTAGCTCTGGCCCGATCCGCTTGCAGCCAGATATGGCCGCCGCAACAACAGCTGCGTTGCAGAAACCACCTGTTCGATTTCATACGACCGGCTGTCACCAGCGCCGATGAAAGCCTGCCCCGCCAGCACATTGCTGACAAAGTCGGTGCCGCTGCCTGTGACAGTGCGCGATCCATTCGTGACAGTGACAGTCCCGCTCGAATACCATGTCATATGAACGTCCACTTCAGTTTGGTTGAGATTGAAAAATTGGAATAGGTGGCGCTCATGTCGCGACGATAATAATCGCCCTCACTCACGATGCCGCTGTCGGCTTCGCCACGCTTTGCATAGATGCGCATGATGCGATTGCCACCGACATCATCGGCCGCTGGCGCATCATAGATAAGGTCGGCGCCACCATTAATCGTGCGCGTCACTGGGGTGTCGGCTCCATATTGTGAGGCGGTCACTTCATAGGCTGCGACCACCGTCTCATCTGCGCGCACGATCTGGATAAGCAATCCACCGTCCGGTAGAGTATTGGTGTAGAGCGTCTTGCCATTGTAGGTGCTGGCCGCCCGGCCGACATTGGCCTTGAACGATCCAGTGACCTCCAGAGCATAACTGCCATTGGGGGTGACCTCGCCAAGATCGACAGTGGTGAGCAGAAGATTTTGGCCAGCTTGGGGAGAGCCGGTGCCGCTGGCACTGACACGCCGCACGAAGCGGCTCAGCGCCAAAGCAGCCGGATTGATAGTGCCGTCAATGACGGCATCGCCCAGGACGCGCAGATTGGTGCCGACGACGAAGGCCGTCTGGCCTTCGGCGGAAGCAAGGCGAACGAACGCCTCGCCACCATCGCCAATCGCATAGACTTCCCAATAGGCACCAAGCCGTCCCATCGCGTCGGCGATCGCCACACTGTTTTGCTGGACGAGGGCGGTCTGGTCATCAAGCGCCGCGCTCACAGTCAGAAGGCTCGCTGATAAAGCGCCATCCCCATCAATGCGCGCCTGCTGCTCGGTAGTGTTCGCAGCCTGCAGGGCGCCGATATCGCTATCCTTCTCTGCCTTGAGGGCGATGACCTGTGCACTCAGCGCCAGATCGCCGTCCAGCCGGGCTTGCTTTTCCTCCAGGAATGAAGCGCTCATATTGTCATTGGCGGCATCCAGCGCGTCGATACGTGATGCCAGTGCGGCCTGCCCGTCGATGCGCGCCTGCGTTTCCGCCACCGCGCTGGCGACGACTGAATCGATATCGCTGTTTTTCTCCGCGCGCAGCTGCTCGATCGACAGGGCAAGCGCATTGTCGCCGTCAGACATGGCCTGCAGCGCGGCGCTGATGCCTGCTGAAAGATCGGCAATCTCGCCATCCACCTGAGCTTTGAGCGCGAGCACCTGCTGAGCGAGCGCGGTGATGGCATCCACGCGTGCGTTGGTTTCCAGTGAAACCATGCTCTCGACATTTTCGATCGATGCCAGAACGGTTTCGATCTGGCTCGCCATCGCGGCCAGCGCGGTCGCTCTGGTATATTGCTCGAGGGCGATAGATGCCTCTGCCAATCCCAGCCGCGCGATGAGCGCGACAATTCTGGACACAAGCACATCGACATCGCCGTTGATCTTGGCCGTCACCTCCTGCCTCGCCGCAGCGATGGCGGTCGTTGCATCGCGCTTGGCCAGGTCGCCGGTGAGCAGCGCGCGCAAAGCCTGCTCGGCGGCATCCGCTGCACTATTATCGGCGTTGCGAACTGCGGCAACGGTCTGGCCGGCCGCAGCTATGATCTGGTCATCAACCTGCGCACGCGTCGACGCCTCATTGCCAATGGCGGCAGCATTGTCGCCAATGGCGCTTTGCATGCTGTCCATGCGCTCGGTCGCTGCCAGGGCGTCATTCGCCAATGCGGCAATCTGATCGGTGAAGCCTGCGTTGGCGCCGGCGACCGTGGCTGACAACGTCGTGATCTGTCTGACGATCGCATCGAGCTGGGTGGCGCGCGCCAATTCTTCAATCAAGATCGCCGCTTCGGCGTCGTCCATGCGCGCAAAGAGTAGGGTCACGCGCGCAACGACGGCCTCCACGTCCTCGTTGACCTTAGCCGTAATTTCCTGCCGAGCTGCCGCGATCGTTCCCGCGAGATCGCGCGAGCGGGCGTCTCCCCGCAACAGGTCGGCCGTAACGATGTCGAGCACGGCATCGACGCGCGCATTAAGACCGCGCGCGGCGCTAATCGCTTCCCGGGCGCTCGCCCTGATCTCCCCAGCCTCCGTGATGCGCGCAGCCTCTTCGGCCTGTATCGCCGCGGCATTTTCGCCGACACCAATTTCCAGGGCATCCGAACGAGCGGCCAGGGCCTCGGTCTGCGTTGCGAGGGTGGCGATCTGGGCAGTGAAGGTCGCCTTGCTGTCGTTGAACTGGCTGGTCAACAGCGTCACTTGGAGGGTGATCGCCTGGGCACCGTCAATCCGCGCCTGCGTTTCCGTCAGCGCGCTGGCCTCAGCACGGCCGATGCGGACAGCAAGCTCTGTTCGTGCTCGCGCCTCCGCGTCAAGATCGCCGTTGATCTTGGCTGTCAACTCTGTCCGGGCCGATGCGATGGCGGCGACCTGGCTGCGGGCCGCAAGATCGCCGTTCAAAAGCGCGCGCAAGGCGCTCTCCTGCGCGGATGCCGCCTGATCAGGCAACATTCGCACGGCGCTCAGGGCCTGCACGATGGATGCGCTATCACCCAGTGCATCGATCGTCTGTTCTGCGGTGCTGACCCGGGCTTCTACGGCATCGAATTCCGTTCGATCGACCTTAAGGGTGATCGCGCCGGACAGCGCATCGATCGTCTGTTCAGCATTGGATACACGACCGCCGAGCAGATTGAGGTCGATCAGGCTCGCCTTTTGAGCGATGCTGGATTCTGCCGCTGACAGGCGCACTTCGACATCCGAGACGCGCAGTTCGATGCCTTCGTAGACCGGAAACTGGGAAGGGTCGAGAACCAGCTGGGCGATCCGCCCATCGACATAGCTGGTGGTTGCGCGCAATGTTATGCTGGCTTCCGCCGCCGACAAGCGCACTTCCGCCGTGCTGATCCGCTCGCCTGTTTGATCAATCGCGCTGAGACGGATTTGGCCGGTCGTGGGATCGACGTAGAAGCCGGCATCGCGAAAATTTTCGCGCGTCTGGCTTGCTTCGCTGACCACCTGCGCAACCGCCGCGCCCAGCTGATCAACAGCATTTTCCAGCGTCCGACGCGACGCATCGCTGGCGGCGCCTATATCCGGCAGGCTGATTTTGCCGAGCGTCGAAACAGAACCGTCCGTCGCTTCGAAAACGAGCGAGCCATCGCTGGCGAGCGTCAACTGTCCGGCAATGTCAGGGATAGCGACCTGGCCCAGCGCAACCTTCAGGTCAGCATTGTCGGGATAGGGTTGATATTGCAGCACCCCGTCTTCCCGCAGGGAAATCAGGTCGTTGCGCAGCAGTCCGGGCGGCGCGGGAACGTCGGGCAATTCTGGAACCCAGAGATCGACGCCAACCGTGCCGCCGGCAGTAGCGCCAGGCTGAATGGTTTCCAACTTGTCGCTGTCTGCGTCGGCCTGGTCTTTCAGATCATCCAACGTTGTGCCGTCCGTAAAGCCAATATCCTCCGGGGATATTAGGGGCGCTAGCTTGGCGGCAGTGCTCAGCCCCTCGATCGAGAGCGACAGCGTGCTGACATGTTCGTCAACCGCGATCGAGAAATCCTTGAAGAAGCCGTAAATGGCCAGGCTTTCCAGCGTGGCGTCACCGATCCACAGCGCCGGCATCGCGCGCACATTGGCAATGCGCGCGGCGACGACGTCAACGGCGGAAGTGCTGATCAGCGACTTCACGTCCATGCGCTTGGCCCAGGCGCGCTCGACCACCGTCACTTCACCGAACGCGTCGGTGTCCTTGCGGCTATAGTCGGTGATCGCTGCCCTGGGCGAGGCTTCCGTCGTGCCAAGGCCCAGCAGCGTGCCGATCAGCAACGTCCCCGCCGAAACGGTGCCACTTCCCGAAATGGTGATGGTGACGGTGCCGGCCGTCGCCGGCAGGTCGAGGAAGGTGACCGCACCGGGCTGGATCGCGGGCGACAAGGTTCGGTCATAGCCGGGAGCCTGCACCCGCACGCTCACGGCCGTGACGTCCAGCAGCGCGATTGCATCGATCGGATCGACCGGATCGAGCGAAACGACGATGCTGCCCGCCCGTTCGGTCTGCGATCCCAGCGCCTGGTCGAACATCGCCCAGCGGTTGGTGGGCCCGATATCGATCCACTGGCCGGCGGTGCCCGTCGGATCATTGCCGACATTGCCGTTGGCCGCGCTCTCGTAGATCCTGTGCGTCGCCGAAAGGATGACGCAAGCGCCAAGCGCATAGGTGGCCGACGCCGACCAGGCCGGATAATCATTTTCCGGCACATTGCTCGACGTCAGAACAGCATCATCGATCGAGGCTGGCCGCAACAGCCGCAGCGACGATTTGCGCTGATCGGTTGCCGGGTCCGTGCCAGGATCGGCATAATCGGCGCCCTCGGCCAGACCCTCGATCGTCAGCGTGCAATAGCTGACGGGCGGGATCGCCAGATCGATCGACAGATCCTTGTAGAAGCCGGTGATGGACAGGCTGTCGAAACGGTCATCGGCCACCCACTGGACCGGCTTGGCGCGCAGGGCGGCCAGCTGGCGCTGCAGGGCGTCGACATTGGCAGTAGGCACCATCACCCGCGCCGACATGGTCCGCGAGAAGTTACGCTTGACGACGGTGGTGACGCCGAAATCATCGGTCTCGCGCCGGCTATAGTCGGTCAGGCCGATGGTGGGCGCCGTTTCCGTCGTGCCGATCTCGATCACGCCGGCGTCGGTGATGACCTTCATGCGGCACGCCCCGTCACGGTGATGGCATTGCCGCCGCTGTCTGCTGTCACGTCCTCGAACTTCCGCTTGATGGCGCCAGTGTTCGACGCATTCGCGGCATGGCCGCTATTATTGTCGCTGTGCATCTGGGCGACTTCCTCGCGCAGCGCCTTGAGCTCGGCGATCACGCTGTCGCTATCGCTGGACGTGGCCGATGCCTGTGCCGCAGTGGCCGCGGCCTCCAGGATCGTGCCGGTCGGCGCGCCGGTGCCGGTGGCAACGCCGGTCGAGCTGGTCCCGCCAGCCAGCGCCAGCACCGACGCATAGACGCTTTCCAGCGTGGCGGCGGTCTGGGCCTTCACCCGGTCCAGTTCCTGCCGGCTCGTCGCCGCGAGCTCGGCCGCCTGGATCAGCGCCTGCGACAGGCTGGGCAGCGTGCCGGCAGCATCCTGGTCGCCCGCCTTGGCGGCTGCGACAGCGGCATTGAACTGGCCCTGCAGCTGGGCGAAGCTGCCGGTGCCGGTGCCGTCGGTGATGCCGCGGATCCGGTTGACCTCATCCATGATGCTGTCGCCCACCGACGACCAGGCGTCCTTCAGCTTCTGCGCGGCGTCGGCGGCGTCCTGCGCGTCCTGCAACGCCCAGATCTGCTGCTGTAGCGCGCGGTTGCTCTCGTCGAGATTGGCCAGCTCCATTTCGCGGATCGCGGCGGTGTTACCCTGGAGCTCCAGCAGCTGCTTTTCCAGATCCTGCCGCTCGGACAGGATATCGGCCGCGCTCTTGGCGCCGTTGAGGGCCGATTGCAGGTCGGCGAAGGCCGGCGCCAGCTGCAGCAGCGTGGCATAGGTGACCTGGCCGGCGGCGGTGGTCAGATCCTGCGCGTCGACCAGCTGGCGGAACGCGGCCAGCGTGCCGGGCATGGCGAGGCCCAGGCTGTCGAACACGGTCGCAAACTGCGCGGTGCGGGCGGCGGCCTGTTCCTCCTTCGTGTAATAGGTCTCGAAATAGCTATCGACTGCGCTGCTGAAATCGCTGACGCTGTCGAACTGGTCTGCCAGCGCCATTTTCAGGTCGACACTCATCAGGCTTGCCGACGATCCCAGCATGGTCAGCGACGACGTGACGCTCTCGACGGTGGACGCAACGCGCACCAGCGTGTCGAACAGGCCTTCGCCCACCGCCTGAAACTTCTCGATACCGGGGAAGGCGGCCTTGGCCATGTCATCGGCTGCGGCGCCGAATACGGCGGTCAGCTTCTCTTCGATCTCTTCGCCGGTCAGGCCCTGCAGGTCGATCTTGCCGATGTTGACGACAAAGCCATTGAGCTTCTGCTGGATCTCGCTGGTCGCGACGCCCAGCGGTCCGGCGGCGGCCAGGATCGCATTGTTGAATTCGCGCAGGATCAGCGTGAACTGGTTTTCAAGGCCGCTGTCCGCATCGCTATACTGCGTCGAATATTTGGTCGACGTGGTCAGGCCGAACAGCTTCTTCTTTTTCTGGATGTCGCTGTAATAGGAGGCGTCGAACCCGCCCGACAGGATATCCTCCAGGCTCTGCGCACCTCCATAGAGGCCGCTGCCGACCACCTTCGTCTTCGATCCGAACAGCGAACCGATGATGCTGCCGATCCCGCCGATGATGCCGCCGACCACCGGGATCTCAGAGAACAGGCCGCCGCCGGTGATGATGCCTTCCAGCACCTTGCCCGTCGTGTCCTGCGAGAAGCCGGTGTTGACGCCGGCGGACGCATTGACGTTGTCGGTGCGCAGCACCAGTGCGGCAAAGCCGGAAATATTGCTCTCGATCGCGCTCAGCGAGGCGGCCATCTGGCGCGAATAGGTCAACATCACGGTGTCGACCTCCTTCAGGCTGTCGATCGCGCGCTTGATGCTCTCCGACTTCGCCGACGCATCGCCCAGCACGGTGCCGGTCCCGTCGTTCGATTTGGGCAGCGAGCCACCCGAGCCGCCACCGCCAAAGCCGAGCGAGGCCATGACGCCCAGCATCGCGGCGACAGCGGGGAAGGCATAGGGGCCAAGCGTGGCAAACATGCGCGCCGCGCCGCCGGCGACGTCCACCGCCGTGCGAGCCAGCTGGATGACGGTCAGCGCCTTTTCGGCTGCCTCCATCGCCTTGTATCCCTTGCTATGTTCGCTGAAGAGGCCCTTGGCCGCGCTGGTCAGGGCCACCATACCGGCAATCTGATTATCGGCCTCTTGCCGGCGCAGACCGGCCTGCTTCTTTGCTGACAGGCCGCCCAGTTCGCGCTGCTTATCGATCTCGGCCTGGCGCTTGCCATATTCGTCGAGCACGGTAATCAGGCCGCCGATGGCGCCCCCGACGCTGCCGAACGCATCGCGCATATTGGCAGCTACGACGTCGACCCGGTCGGAAACGCTATCAAGGTCGGCAATGAAGGCGCCGATCACTTCCTGGCGCAAATCCTGTTGCGCACGCAGCTTCTTGGCTGCGTCTTCGTCTTCCTGGATCATCTGGGAGCCAAGCGTAGGCATATCCTTGCCCCACTCGCTGTTCCGTTTGGCAACATCTTGAGCCATGCTCCAGACGTTGCCCTGCGCCGCCGCCTTCGTTGCGGAAAGCCATTCGGCTGTTTTCAACAACTCCTTCAGGGCGGCCTCTGTCTCTTTGGCTGCCTTAGTGGCCTTGGGCGCGCGGAGAATGATACCTCGATCGAGACTCGTGCCGACGCCGTCCAGAACCCGCTGCGCAGATTCATAGACCTTGAGATTTTCGCCCTCGACCGCAAAATTGGCGACAGATGCCGCCGCTTTTGCAAATGTCTCGGCTGTGATGAGGCCGCCCTGTTGCAGGCTTTCCAACGACCGAAGCACACTTTTGGAATCCGTCGCGCCACCAAGCAATGAGGCCATCAGATTTTGCGTGGTCCAGCTACCCTGCAACGTCTTCTTGCTGGCGAACGCACCATAGAAGCTGTCGGTGAAACCAAGCTTACCTGCGCCCTCAATGCCCGCGCGGGCCTCTGCCTGCCGTTGCTGAGCCTGAACTCGCGCGACAGCCAACTGCGCCTGCGCAAGGCCCATAAGGGCACCACTTTGAGAAGTGATCTTGCCGGTCGTGATGTCCATCACATTACCCAGGATGTTCTGGGCGTTGCCAACGGCATTGGACGAGAACTGCACTTGATCGAGGGCTTTCGACGCGCCCAGCAGCTCGTCGGCAAAACCCGCAGCGAGAACACTGGCGAGCGTCAGCGCGATGCCCCAAGGGCCATTCAGAAAGCGGCCGACAGTACCCAGTTTGCCTTCAAAGCCGGTCAATGCCCCGGCCGCCTGAGGCGCCTGCATCGCAAACGCGCGTAGAGCGGAGGTGCCACCAACCACTTGCACTGCGAAATCCTGCAACTGGAAGCCAAGATTTTGCATGGCGGCACGAGACGCGTCCGTCGCCTGCCCGACATTGTTGTGCTGCCGGGAAAGCATCAGTTCGACCCGCGCAAGCTCCTCGCCGCTGGCGCCGGCAGCCTGCATGACACGACGGGCTTCGGTCAGTTGATTATTCAAACGCTCCTGCGCTGCTGCTGCGGGATCCAAGGCTGCACGTAGATTGGCAAGGGTGGCAGCATCCCGCTGGGCGGCCGCATCCTGTTCACGCATCGCAACGATACCCTTGCGCGCCGCTGCCTCGAACATCTGATGGGCGAAAGCGGCTTCACGCAAATTCTGAGCATGAGCATCCGCTGCGGCCGCCTTTTCAGCGGCTTCAAATTCCCGCAACGCCGCGGCGCCTTCACGCGCCCTGGCCTCGAACATCTGATAGGCGAAGGCTGCTTCGCGTGTGGCGGTGGCTTCCCGCTCGGCAGCGGCGGCAGCCTGCTGCGCGGCCATGGCCTTATCCTCGGCCAGGGCCTCCGCCTCCATGCGCACCTTGCGCATAGCGGCAAATTCCTGATCGTACAGGGACGCTTCCTGCGCCAGCAACCTGTTGGCAAGGTCGAAATTACCGACGCGCTCGGCATCGGCGGCTTGCTCTTCCACCTTCAGGCGACGCAACTCCTCCCGGGTCAGACCATAGGCGGCGTTCTGACGTTCCAGTTGCCGCACTAGACGCTCGCCGGATCGCTCGATCCGCGCCGCCTCGCTGGCCGCCCTGAAGCTCGTCTTGGTCATCTCATTGCCGAGCGATGCCAACTGAACCGTTGCGTTATCGACATTGATCATGCCGCCGATAGCGCGCTCGACCTTGGCAGCTTCCGCCACGATCCGGGCTTCGGTCGTGTTCATCGCCGTTTCGACCTGGCGCAACGTCTCGAACGCACCCTCCGCGCCGATCGCGAGATTGACGCCAAGGCCATCAGCATAGTCCATCTGCGATCTCCACGAAAAAGGGGCCACCGGGACCATCCCGGCAGCCTACATTGCCCATCAACACGATTGCCGCCCGGCGGCGGCTCAATCTCTCAGCTTCAGCCCGTCACGATAGGTCGCGTTCGACCGCCGCGATGGATAGCCCAACGCGCCTAGCGATCGGCCGAAAGCTGGCAGGCTCAACACTTCCGCCCCCAAATCGGCGCACCACCGAACGAAATCATTATACATCGTCATCGTCCTGATCCGGTTGCCAGGCGCCGCCATGGTGCGATCCTGCACCCATTGCAGCACTTGCCGAATAACCGGATTGCTCGCGGCCATCACCTGTTCCGGCCCCGTATCTTCCGCTTGCTCCCATCCCAGTTCGCGCATCGCCATGATCGCGCCGGGGCGCCCGCGCGCCATCCGCATTTCGCGAACATAGGCCAACTGGATATTCGGCGGCTCGAACTTCATCCGCTCGACAAAGGCCAGCCCGGTATCGGCCGCCGGACGGGCGACGGGAAGCATATCTTCTTCCTCGTCGTCATTCACCGCCGCGCGCAGCGCCGCCTCCATCCGGTCGAATGCATCGATATAGGCAATCTTCCATTCCAGCGCCTTCGGCCCGGTGAAGCCCATTGCCAGCAGGGTAAAACCCTTGCGATCCATTTCGTAATAATGGCTATCGCGCCGCGCAGACTTGCCAGTTTCAACCTGTACGATCATCCGTCCAAAATTGGACGCAAGATCATGTGCCTGGTCCACCAGCGTACGGATCGAACGCATCACATGCTGATGCTGCTTTCCAAACGACCGCGCCACATCCAGGCTGCTCGCCAGCACCGCGTCGCCGCGCACCTGCACCAGCGCGCTCATGCCCGATACTCCTTCATGATCAGCCGCTCGACATCCCACATGATCACGTCGAACATGGTCGTGGGGTCGCTACCGCCGTGCAGCTTATTTTCAGGCTCTTCCTGGATCGCCTGCATCTTTGCGTACAGCGCCGGCAGCGTGACGATCCGGCACGTCATCATCGAATATTCGGCACTGTCCGCTTCCGCGCAGTAACGGTCATTCTCGGCATCCGTAAGATAGGCCCCCGCATCGGCTGACTTCCATGCTTCCCGAACCTGCATCCATTTGTCGCGCTGCGCCCAGAATATCGCGTCCACACGCTTCGATTGCAGGACAGGATCCTCCCATGCCTCTGCCTGATCGGCTGCGGCAACCACGGTCGGCAGCGCGGCTGCCGCTGGAGCCAGCAACATACCGGCCAGCACAGCACGGCGGGAGGGGGATCGCCGCCCGATATTTCCCGTTGGAATATCGGTAGCATTGGCGGATTTACCGCCTACAATAACGCAATCGCCCGTGCTAGGGGCGGCAACAGCCTGAGACATGGGTCACTCCGTGTCGATGGTTAGGGCCGGAAGGAAGTTGGTAGCTTCCTTCCGGTCTGACCGTGTGTTATCAAAAACCCATGAGCGAAACAAGCGTTGATAACAAAAACCTTGGCGGCCGACCAAAAACAGGGGTTGGTCAGTTGATAGGCGTTCGCCTCCAACCTGATGACCTTGCGAATTTGGACTCATGGATTGCAGAGCAACCCGGTAAACTATCTCGCCCCGAAGCAATCCGACGACTAATGGAAAAGGCTCTGCGTTAATTAACGCCATAGGATGCTAATAGCATCTCATCTCCACTTACCGTGACGTCTAATACGATATTATTGTCAGGTAATGTTGGTATAGATAAAACCTTCGCGACTGCGCCACATCCGCCGTCGTGAACCGCTTGGTGTAAAAAACTTCGTCTGGGAATGTATCCAATAACTAAACCGGTACATGTTTTAGCCACGATCGCTCTATTGTCGTGAGGGTTATCCGGTTCACGAAATAAAGTTACATTGTCCCCCTCGCGGCAATTTGAAATTGCGGTTAGGTAATTCGCTCCGCCCGCCAGCCTGATCGGGTATGAGCGCATAGGCCTTAGCTCGCGGGCCTTGCCCCATATTTCTTTAGCGCACCATTTTACATACGGATCATCGGGGTCACCAGTTATTATCCGGACACTCACCACTCCATCCGGATATCGTTCGCAAGGGGGCAGTTTCCAAGCTACGTGACACATGAGCAAGGGAACGCCACTATGGATGCGCTTTGCGACCGCATTACGAGCGGTCAAAGTGCCCAGATACGATCCTCTACTATCAAAAAAATCAAGATGCTGGCCACGAGAAACAATCGTGACTGGGTCATTGTCCTCAGCGACGGAAATGGCAGCGCTCGCTTCCTTCGCCCCATTTAGCTTGTAGTTACCTTGGTCAAGCACCCATTTCATGTTTGTCATTTGGATAATCTCAGCGAGTCGAATCAGTTCGCATAAAATTACCTAGCCCAGCACCATCCGCAACCGCGCCAACTCGACCTCCTTTTCCCGGTCGCTGATCGGCGCGCACCAAGGCGCTGGGCAATTCTCACTTTCGGCATTGCGGCCTTCGGCCACATAGGCAAGCGACAGGGAGCGGACCAGCTTGGCTTCCCACGGGAGCAGGTCGATGCCGGTGCGATTGCACCAGGCGTCGATGGCCTGCCAGCTGACCGGGCCTGATCCCATGCCGGCAGCCTCGGTCAGGCCGATTTCCAGCAGCCGAGCGATGATGTGGGGCATCGGATTGGGCGGCATTTGCGGGCCGATTTTGTCCCGCTTGAGCTTCTCCATCCGGCTGACCGGCGGCGGCTGATCCTTTGCCGCCGCGCGCTTCGTTCCAGGCGGCGGCTTTGGCGTGGCATGGAGCCACGCCAGCTGCCGCACGTAGAGCGTCAGTTCCCGCTCGGCGCGGGCTTGAAGTTTCCCCAGTCTTTTACCCCCTTCAGCACCTGCTGTGCGATGTTGCCGAGTGTTGGATCAGCATAGAGGGCTTGGAATAATTCCTTGCCCTGCTTTCCTCCAGCGGGCGGATAGCCGAGGTTTTCGAATGCGACGGTGATGTCGGCCAGATCCTCCGCCTGCTCGATCAGGCGCTGTTCGGGCGATGCGACGCTGGGCTTGCCATCATTGTCCTGCATCCGCTTCAGCGAACGATTGGTCTGGCGCGCCTCGACGGCCGCATAGGCCTTGGAGCCAGGTCCATAAATGACGATGCGCACGGGCTGCTCGCGGTTGGCGTCAGCGTAAAGATGCTCGCCGTCGAGGCCCTTGATGTGGATGGCAGTGGTATCGACCGCCGCCTGCTGAGTGATATCGTACATGATGTTCCTTTCGCGGGAAGGTGCACCAACCCGCCCCGCGACCCGCGATCTGCGGGGCGGGCTGATGCGAGTGGACCGGCAGATGGGCCGGAAATTGGTTAGACGGACTTCACCACCTTCTTGCTGAGCTCGATCGTGGGATTTGCCATCACGATGCTGTCGGCATTGCCGACATTCTCGGGGAAGCCGAACGCGCGGCCCTGCGACCAGCGCTTTTCGCCGGTCGGATAGGTGACCTCGATCGAATAGAGCGCATTATTGTCGGGTTCGGCAGCGGTGCGCAGCAGCACCTGGCCGGCATCGTCCTCATCATAGGCCATGGAGGGCTGCAGCGATCCATAGTCGGTGCTGCCCTTATGCTTTTCCTTGGGGCCGTCGAGCGGCTGAAACTCGACCTTGTTCGTGGTCGCGCCGATCGTGCCGATCTGCTCGACCTTGCCGATCTTGGTGAAAGTCAGCGCGGAATAGCCGGTAACGTCTTCGGTGGTGGGCAGGGCGGCCGAGATGCCGATCGTCGTGCCCGCAGCAGTGGTGGACATGGTCTGTCTCCTGGTTGGAAAGCCGGTTCATCCGGCGAATGGTGTCCGCGCGGGCGGACGAAAGGGGTTAGGCCTTCTTGCTCTCGCTCTCGGCCTTGGCGGAAGCCGCAACCGGTTCGACGAGGCCGGCGGCCACGTAATTGGCCAGCTGACCCGGCGTCAGATTTTCGATGATCTGGTCGGCGGCATAACTGCCGCCCGTGCCCGCATCCTTGAATTTGCGAAGGGCCTTCGCCTTGGTGGTCGTCGACATCATTGTCTCCTGCTCAATCCTCCGCGTCCCAACTGACGCGGAAATCCTGTGTCTGTTCAAAGCTGTTTCCCGGGCCATTGAGACTTGGCCCCAATCCGGCGGTCAGGATCGAAACGCGCAACGCGCCAGCGATGTCGCCCGTCAGGCCAGCACAGCGCCGGCGGACCCAGCCGATCGCCGCTTTGCGATCCTTGACGGATGCAGCGCGCACGGTAACCGAAATACGGTCGGTGCGGCGCACCAGCTCCTCGCGCATCAGCACCTGACGGTCGACGCTGCTGGTTGTGCGCACCAGCAGGGCCGGCAGCGTAATGCCGTCTGGCAGGCGATCTTCCTTGATGCGATCAGCCGGGATCGGATCCGCTTCGGTCAGGTCCGCGCACAACAGTGCGCCGATAATATCGGCCCCGGTCATGCATCGTCCCCTTCGTCTTTGCCGACAAACCGGCCCCGCGCGATGCGGGAATTGATATAGGCCTGCGCCGCGCGGATCGCCTCGGCTTCCTTGATGTCGAGCGCAGGACGCAGGAACGGCTCTGGCCGCGCACCAGGGTGCCAGACGGTCGCGCCGACGAACTGACCGCCGATCACAAGCGAACCATCTCCGCCGGCAGCGCGGACCTGCTGGTTGATGCGGCGGACGCCCTGGCCACCGCGCTGGCTGTCGTCGACCGTGATGAAATGCGGATCGGTCCCATATTCCAGCCAGAGCGCGCGATACCAATTATAGCCGGGCTTCACAGTCACGGTGACGACGATCCGACCATCATCAGCCTTTGTCCTGACGACGATATCGCCCGCGACATCGTCGGACGCCGAACGATCCTTGGCCTCTTCGGCAATGACACGGCCGCCCGCGCGCCCTGCGCCGCGCAGGACGTCGGAAATCTGCTTGGGAAGGCCCGCGAAGTAGCTCTTCACCCCGTCCTTCCCGCGAACGGTCGGCATCAGGCCGGATTGCCCGCAGGCCGATAATCCTCGACCATATATTCCTGCCGAGGCGGCCGCCCCTTCAACTCAGCGGGACCAGCGACAATCTGCATGATGCGGTCGCCATGGACGATCCGCATCGCGGCGGTGACGTCGGCGCGGCTCCGGATACGAACCCGCGCAGGCCGCCGGTGCATGTTGATGCCCTCCGCCAGGCTCTCGCCCCGGCTCGGCAGGATATCGACGATACCAGCCCAGACTTCGGCTACCAGCGTCCAACTGCCCGAACCTGCACCGTCAAAGCTTTCGTCGACCACCGGCTGCTCGATCCGCACGAAGCTATCCAGCTCGCGGGCGGTCGATTTGTCGCGGCGACGGTTCATGCGAAGGACGGCCGCGAATGGAAGCCGACCAAACCGCGCATCACGTCCTCATCGACGATCGGCGCGCCCGGATTGTCATATAGCTCCACGATCATGACCTTGATCGCCTGGATGACGCCAAAGGGCACCTCGCCATCGGCAAAGCCATCCTCGCCAGTGATGGGGCGCTGCATGAAGCCGGCGACCGCGTCGGTGGCAGCCGCAATGATGTCGCCCATCTGCGCGTCGGAAACCTCGGGTCCAACGCGCAGATGGGCGCGCGCAGCAGCAATGGTGATGATGTCGGCCATGACGATCGCCGCTGCCCCCTTATTACTGGCCGGAACCTTCCGGTTCCTTGGGCGCCTTCGGCTTCACAGCCACAGCGCATTTGGCCTTGATCAGCTCTTCTTCGGTCTTTTCGTCGAAGCCGGCGACATCATCCTTGTTGTAGAGGGTGCCGACCTGCGTCTGGGTCAGAAACTTCACAGCCATATTGGCCTCCTTGCGAGAAAGTGGGCGGGCACGGCTGCACCCGCCGGGGTGGCTGCCGGTTACGGCTTCCAGGTGACGCCGGTCAGGACCGAAACGGCGCGGTCATAGCGCAACTGAGTGTCGTGCTCTTCGATCAGGCGGATAACCGTCTCATCGTTGGAAAACGCCGCCCGGATCGTGCCATTGTCGTCGTATGCGGCCTCGGTGGAAGCGGCCAAGGCGACCTGATAGGTGTCGCCGATCAGGAACTGGCTCCAGTCGCCGAAATACAGCTCCGATTCGTTGCCGCCGACGCCCAGATTGTCGGGAACCGAGGTGGTCTCGCCGATCTGGTAGCCCTTGAGCGTATTGTTGGCCTCGATCGAGGGATAGACGATGTTGCCGTTGCCATCGCGCAGATTGGCGAGGAATTCCTTGACCGTCGGCGACATGACCCAGCCACAGCTGAGCATCGGCAGGTTGGCGTTCTTCACCGCAAGGATCAAGCGCGACAGATCGGACGACACGGTCAACAGATCCGGATCGGCCGTCATCGCCAGCACATTGCCCGCCGCCGCCAGATAGCGGGCACCCGTCGGTGCGCCGGCGGCCACGGCACCGCGCAGGAACTGCTGATCTTCCTTCACCGCCGCCGAAGACAGCAGATCGTCGCGAACCAGGTTGTCGACGCCAAAACTGGCGCGACGGATCAGTTGGTTGGTGATCGGCACCAGCGCCATCAGCTTCTTGGCGTTCATGGTCAGCTGGCCGACCTGCATGTCGGTGGTCGGCGCAGGGACACGCTCACCGACATAGCTGGCCTGCGTACCAGCGGTTTTCTTCCGCATGGTCAGGTTGCCATCGGGCATCGGCACCGACCGGGCGCCCAGGCGACGGATGACGACCTGCGGCCGCAACAGGTCGATGAAATCACGGCTATAGTCGGTGTCGACCAGATAGCCGCCCTTGGTGTTGGTCGACTGTTCCATGTTGGCCACGATCTGGCCGGTTTCATCGCCCCAGACCTGCTGTGCATGGTTGGCCATGGCGCGCTGATCGTTGCCGCCGGTCGCGGCAATGGCCACGGCGATACGGCCGACCATCGCACCCGGCTCCAGCTTCTGCTTGACGGCGGCGGGAACGGTCGGGGCCGGACCGCCGAGAACGATCGGCGTTGCGGCCGACGCCTTGAGCGCCAGAATGCTTTCTTCGCGCTTGATCGAAGCCTGCAGGCCTTCGGCTTCCTTCTGCCAGGCGTCGAACTGCGTCTGCTCTTCGGCGGTCAGATCGCGATTGTCCTCGCTTGCCGCGAGTTCCAGCGCCCCATCCATCGATGCGATGACGGCCGCCAGAGATGCTTTGAGTGCGGTAATCCGCATGACTGTCTCCTTGGGTTGTTACGAGCCGGCGCGCAGCAGCGCGACAGCGTTTCGGTTCGCCGCGGCCGTCCGCCGGGGCGCAGCCGGAGGGGCGCTGCGGGCAAGCCGGCGAATGGCCCCGTCAAGGCCTTCGGCCTCCACGCGATCCACCATGCCGACGGCCTTGGCGTCCTTCCCGGTCAGGGTGCCGCCCTTGCCGAAGTCGGCGCGGACGGTAGCTTCCGTGGTGCCGCGCCCTTTCGCGACGGCAGCGATGAAAACGGCTTCCAACGCATCGAGCGTGGGGCGCAGGGCGTCGCGGCCCTCTTCGGTCGACAGATCGGGGCGCTTGTTCGGCGCGCCGCTGCTGACGATGTCGATCGAGCGTCGCCCGGCAGCATCGGCATTTTCCTGAAAGCTGGTCGACATGCAGACGCCGATCGAACCGACGATGCCGGTCGGGTCGAGGCTGATACCGCCGGGTGCCTGACTGGCGATCCAGTAGGCTGCCGAGCAGCACTGGCCCGTCACATGCACGGATACCGGCTTGCTGATCGATGCGACCAGTTGGCCGAAATCATGGATGCCGGCGACGGCCCCGCCAGGACTGTCGATCGTCATCAGGATCGTGCGAACGTCCGAAGAGGCTTCCAGCGCGCGCAGATCCGCCGCCAACACGTCAATCGTGGTGGCGCCCGACGTCGAAAGGCCGCTGGCGCGTGGGAAGATCGGACCGAATACCGGCAGCGATCCGACACCATCGCGCAACGCGGCGGTACGGGTTCCCGGCGCGCGTTCGCCCATTCGGGCGGATGCCGCTTCGAAACGCGCCTGGTGGCCGTCGCGCTCGACCTCGATCAGCATCGGATGTTCGATCATGCGCAGGGCGACCGCTTCGATCGCATCCAGATAGGCAGGCATGATGGCCCATGGCTGCGATCGGATCGCGGCCAGAATATGCTGGTTCATTCGTCCTCCGACGTCTCTGGAGTGGGGGCAGGTGGGCGGTGATCGACGGGAGGCCGTTCCTGCCCCTCGACCTGCGAACCGGAGCCGAGGCGATAATCTTCGCCGCCGGGCCGATCGTTCATATTCTCTTTGCGCCGGATCTCGTTGGGGTTGAGGATGCCCTTGTCGACCGCGATGGCGTAGGCCTCATACCGGCTCTTGATATCGCCCTTCAGCAGCGCTTCGGGCAGGAACTCATAGAAGCAACCCGGCTCCGCAAATTGATGGGTCATGTGGGCAGCGGCGCGGCCGAAATGGCCCATCATCGTGTACAGGTATAGCTCCAGGCTCTGCTGTTCGATGTTGGAGAAGGTGGCGCGGCTCAGCTCGAACAGGACATGCGGCGGAACACCGAACGCGCGGGCCGCTTCAACCACGCTGAAGCTGCGAGCCTCAATGAATTGCGACGCTTTGTTGTCGTGCGACAGGAACTTGGCGTCCATCTCCTGATCCAGCACCGCGACGCCGGCGGCGTTGCGAGGACCAGAAAACCGGGCCTGCCAGTCCGACTTGATCTTACCCTTTTCCTCCCGGTCGATCTTCGACTTGGTGGTCAGGATGGTCGAAGGCTGGGCATTATTGTCCCAGAAGCGCCGGGCAAATTCGCTGGTTGCTGCCGCGCCTTCGATTGCATCGGCCAACAATTTGAGCCGATCGACCCCGACCAGTCCATCCCGGCTGAAGCCAGGCACGAACCAGATATCGTTTCGGGTCAGACGCTCGCGCGACCCATCGGGGAGGCTGGCATCATAGAACATTTCCAGCCCGCTTTCCCGGTCCCAATGCTGGACCGGTGCGATGCCATCGGGCTGGAGGCGGCTGAGCGCATTGGGGCGATAGAGGGCGTCCCGATGGATATAGGAGCCGAACTTCCCCCGCATCAGCAGGTCGCCCAGCATCAGTTCCTTCAGCAGGAAGGCGGGCTGGACCGCGTTGGCGCTGGTCGAGAACATCAGCGCTTGGGGCGCATCGTTGACCCGTTCCTTGCCGCCCTCGGTGTTCCGATAATAGTGGCACGGCGTCATGGCAAAGAGGCCGCACAGCACTTCCAGCGCGCGCAGCACGGACGTCAGCGACATGGCCCGGCTCTCGCCCATCGGCGCGCCCGATCCATTGGCGCCCAGCAGGTTCATCACGGTGAAGCCGCCCGCGTCGTTCATGCCATCGGTTGCCGCGACCGGCCCGCTGGTGAAGCGCGGGCCATCGCCCTGTTCGATTACTGGCGCGTCGGACGCGCGAAACGCCCGCGCAGCCGCACGGGCGCGATCCATCAATCCCATGCGGTTAGATCCCTGTATATTCGAAGCTGCCGGTCGCGACCGGGTTCAGCTCCAGCAATTTGAAGGCGTTGAAGGCTGCAATGAGGGGGTCGATCTTCGCCGTCCCTGCCGCGTCCTTCACGATCATGACCGTCGAACGGCCCTTTTCCTCTTTGGCGTTGCCGACGCACCAATCCATCATCCGCGATCCGTTATGGACCGCGCCGCCGAACTTGAGCTTACGGGCAAGGCCCACGACCGCCGACATCAGGCGATAGCCTTGCCCGACCGCCTGCACCGGATTGCCCGCGCCGCCCGCCTCCAGCTCGATATCGGCCAGTTCATCGACCAGATCGGACACCCCGTGCGGATCGAGCCCGATTGCAGATTGCTCCGGGAAGAGGCCGCTGGCCTTCACCTGGTCGATGATCTCGACAATCTCGCGAATGTCCTGAGGAACGACATAATCTTGCGGATCGACGTCGAGGCCGCTGCCGACATCTGCGGCCTCGCACAGCACAAGGTCGCCGTCCTCCATGAAGTCCTTCAGCACGCTTTCCAGCGACTTGCGACGTTTCAATACGTCAGGCCATGCCCATGCCTTGAACCAGAACAGCCAGCGCCCGGTCACCTTTTCCCGGCCCGCAACGCACAGGCCATACAGATCGTCCAGGCCGCCCCCATCGACGCCGACCACCGCAACTTCGCAGCGCTCCAGCAGGCTTTCCAGCGTCAGCGTCTTGTCGGCCGCCGCCTCCCAATAGTCGGCACCACGCCACCGATCGCGGCGAAGGCGCAAGCCGATCTCGACATTGAGATATTTGGCCAGCACGATCTGGATGCTGCCGGTGTCGCCGTCATCGTCCAGCTCGCCGCCCGCCGCCTTCTTGAGCTTGCCGGCGATGTATGTTTCCGACACCGACCGCCCCATGTTCGGGTTGGTGACGTAGAAATTCTCGGGCTGCAGATAGGCCTGCGCCTCAATCATGGCTTCGGGCCATTCATACAGCATGCCGAAAACGTGCGGATCGTCGATCGTGCCGTCGCGGACGCCCCGGAAATAGTCCAACTTATCCTTGAACACGCCGGCGGGCGGTTCGTCACTATGCGTCGTCAGATAGACGACAAACCCTTCGGGCCGCGATGCAAGGCCGCCGGTGGCTTCCTCCAACATCGCTTCGGCGTTGGCGCGCTTGCCGAACAGCCATAGTTCGTCGACCAGCACAAAACCGGCCTTCTTGCCGCCGACGATTTCCGCGTCAGCGGCGACCACCATCAACTCGGCACCTGTCACCAGATGCTTGATCGTCCGCTGGTGATCGATCGGCTTCAATATCTGCGACAGTTCGGACGATGCCCGCACCATCGCCGCCGCCGGCTTGAAGCTGTTCTGAGCGATTTCCTTGGTCGGCGCCAGGATCAGCAGTTCGGCCAGGTCGCGCCAGTTGAGGATCAGCGCCGTGATCATGATCCCGGCAGCGATCGTCGACTTGCCGTTCTTCTTGCTGATCAGCAGCATGAACTCGCTGATCAGGCGCTCGCCCGTATCAGCATCGTAGGCGCCGAAGATAGCGCGCACGAAGTCAAACACGAACTCTTCGCATGCCTCGCCGAACGTCGGCTTGCGCGGCACGTCGACCATGCGCAGAGACTTGAAAATCTCCACGGCCTTGTCCGCCTGGTCAGGAAAGAGAGGGTCGAATGGCACCAGCGAGCGGCGCCCGACGATCCTGTCTTCCCAATCGGGGCACGCCGTCGACCAGCGACGCTCCAAATGCTCCGACGTCAGTGCCATCGGTCAGTTCAACCGGGTCGGCGGCGCGGGCGGCTCATAAAGTCCCCGCACATCTTGGGCCTGCACCTTTGCTGCTTCCTTCTTGCCCAGCTTCGGGGCGGCTGCCTTGGTCGGCGCCGGCGCCAGCTGCTGCTGCTGATCGCGCTGGCGCAACCGGTCGAGCTGCTTGATCAACTCCTTCTCGGCGGCGACGTTGCCGGCCACGGCCTGGTCATTGAGGCGGCTCAGCTGGACCATCTCCATCCGTAGGCGCGCCTCCGACCGTTTCCCGACCTCGGAAAAATAAACCTTGCGCAACGTCGGCGCGGACATCCCGACCGCCGATGCCGCCTGTTTGACCGTCAGCCCGCGCGCGAATGCCAACAGCACCCTGTTCGACGTTTCGCGGTTCCAGACGATCTCGGGCCTTCCACGGCCCTCACGGCTCGGCAGGACAGGGTCGCCGAACAAGTCAGTCCCCAAAATCTCACCAGCCAAGAAAAAAATCTCCGAATGAGACGGGATGCGGTGCAGGGTGGCGCCGCCCGTCAGACTTTTGACCCACCCCCCCACGTCTCGCCGCGCGCCCGAGCGGCCCGCGCCTTCGCTGTCTTCTGTGCATGGTGGCCCGCGCACAGCAGTTCGATGTTGCCCGCGTCCAGATCGGCGCCGCCGTCCTTCCGCTCGACAATGTGATCAGCGATCACGCGATTGGTGGGCGTGGTGCAGCCGGCCCGCTCGCAGCGGTTGCCGCGCACGCGCTTGATGTCCTTCACCAGCTCGCGCCAAGCGCCCGACTGGTAGAACCCTTCGGCTACCTTGGGCGCAGCCTTCACCTTGGCCGGCAGCGCGCCGAGGCGCGAACCGATCGACTTGAGCTTCCCCATGAACAGCGTCCGAAACGACAGCGCCCCGCCGGGCAAGGGGCCAGGCGGGGCGCTGTAGGAGGAGAGGGCGCTGGCGTCGCACATAGGCCCGCCACCAGCGTATCTATGGATTAGCCGATTTCGGCCCGGAGGTGGACAAACAATATTTGCATCACGCAACATTCTACCCCTTGCACCATGTCTATGCGCGCATTTCTGCGGCATTCAGCCTGTCGCAGATCACGGTTAGCGCCCGCGAGTAGCGCTTGCGCAGACCGTGAGCGCCATGCTTGACGCCCAATGGCTTGAGCAGCTTCGTCCAGGGCACCGACTTGCGGCCCGCCGCCAGATTGCGCAGAGCCATCCCGACCAGGCGCCGGTCCTCCGCCGACGGGATCAGCAGCAGCCAGCCCAACGCTTCGTTCATGCGCTCGATCTGGTCGGCCGTCAGAGGCACCCGGCGCAGCGGCTTGTCCTCATGCGCGTCCCAATCCCACCAATCCTTGACGATCAGGTGCCACGGCCCGTCACTGGCGAATGGCCATGCGCCACCCTTGGGCAGGCGGTTCATGAACTCGACCGCCTCCACCAGGCGCGCTTCCAGCCTGTCGAAGTCCCAGAAGTCGGCCGTAAGGATGCCCGCTTCCACCATGGCTGCGGTGGAAGGAGTTAGCCACCGCCGTTCGCTACCTTTCATGATCCGATATTCCTCAATGATTGCATATGGTTATGGATATTGGACAGGATGAATTTGGAAAGATGGAAGGACATGGAAGGATAAATAGGGGTCGTATCGCGCACACATGCGCGCATGTGCATGTATGTGGGGCGCACCTCTGATCCTCTCTCCACTCCTTCCAAACCCGCAGAAAACCACGCCTCGCGCTCCTTCCGATGCTTCCAAATCGCTCCTTCCGTGGAAGGACTATTCCTTCCAATCGTCAGAAGGGCGGGGTGGTATCGTCGGGATCATCCACCGGCGCCGCAGGCGATGAGGGTTCGGGAGGCGGATCGGCAGCCTTGTCCTGCGACCCGAAGCGCCCAGCCTTGATGTCGGCCACCTCCACGGTCGCTTCGATGTCGAGCCACCAGACGCCGTTTGACGTCTTCCGCTCATAGCCGCGATCCTCCATGGCCTTGGCGAAGCCCTGCGCTGACCATTCGGCCGCACCGCTCTCGCGCACCCATTCGTTGAAGATTTCCAGCAGCTCGGACGATCGCGTTCGCGCGCCGTCCTTGTCGGCCGTACAGTCGCGCAGGAACTTGCCCAGCTGGTCGCTGGCCTCGCGATACTTCTGCGTCGCCGCCTTGACGTTGGCGGACTCCGTCAGCCCGTTCATTTTCAGGTCCAACAGGCCATCCATCATCCGGTTGAGGACACCGGAGGCCTCCGCTTTCAGCTTGTCCGGCAGACGGATATCGATTTCGCTGTCAGGGATGCGCACCGTCCACGGCACCAGGCGCACACGGCCCCAGATACCATCATCATGACCCGTGATCTTGGGCTTATAGTTGCCCTGCGCTGTCAGCTTGAACGACGGCAGGAATGAGAAGAAGCCCTTGTTCAGATGCCGCGCCTGAATAGCCTCGCCACCGGTGACTTCCTTGATCAGCGCTTCGGCCAGCTTCGCGCCCTTTTCAGGCTCAGACGTGCGCAGGAAGCGAACGCCGGGCAGCTGGGCAAGATCAGGCGTAGCATCGGAGCCCTTCCGCTTGTTCGACTGCTCAAGGAACGTGTCGAATTTGATGACCTGCGAATAGTCGCCTAGAATATAGGCAATAAGGTCAGTCCATGTTGACTTGCCGTTGCGGCCCATGCCGTAGAAGAACGCCATCTTGTGATAGCCGATATCACCGGTGGAACTAAGGCCGGCCCATTGATGCAGAAAGCGTCTGTCATCAGGATCGGGCATGACGCGCTCAAAGAAGCCGTCATAATTTGGCGCCTTCGCATCGGGATCATAGACGACGTCCGCCATCTTCGTGATCAGGTCTTCGCGATTGTGCGGGAACAGCCGCACGGTCAGCATATTGCCGTTATTGACGATGCGCAGCGTGCCATTCTTGACGTTTAGCGCCATGCGGTCGTGATCGAGCTGCTTGGCATCGATCGCGATTTCGCCGAATGATTTCGCCAGGGCGGCAACCGCGCCGATGCGTGATGCGCCTTCGCTGGACTTGGCATGCGCCGCGATCGTATCGGAAAACAGGGTGACGCCCTGCTTGGTGGCTTTCACGACGAAATCCAGCGCCGCGCGCCTTTCCTCATCCGTGGCGTCGACCGGCAGATCATCCTTGCACCCGCTCATCTCCACCAGCTCGGCTTCATTGCGAATGGCGCGGATCGTCTGGAACACGGCGAACATCACCTCGCCGGGCGTCTTGTCCTTTTCCTCCGTCAGCAGCGCCCAGCGCCGGCCGTCCCAACGGAACCAGCCCAGCTCGCGACAGAAACGGAACAGATGACCAAAGCGCGCCTTGAACCGCTCGGCATTGCCCAGATCCGTCAGGGGGAGGAACGCGCACGCCCGGTCCCGATCAGGGTCGGGGTCCATGCCGATCCGCTTGGGCACGCCCCCTGACCCCCGCTGATCAACCGGCGCGTCTTCCTCCATATGGAAGGATGACAATCCATAGTCCTCAAGAGAGGGTCCGGGAGCGGAAGGAGCGGAAGGAGTTTCGCCCGCCCCCGCGCGGAAGGAGGCGCCGCCGGCGGAGTAGCGCGCGCGACGGTCGGCCCGCTCCTGTGCAGCGGCCGCGACCTCTCCGAGGTCGCGAGGTTTTTCTAAACCTGCTGTCCAGCCGCTCTCGATCGTCGCTTGCAGCTGCGCATCATCGTCGCGTCCGGGGTTGCGTCGCGCACTATCCTCGATCGCCGCCCGCGCCACCGCCTCGCGCAGGGCGCCGGCAGCGACCAGCGTGGCGATCTGGAACGCGCTTTTGTTCAGCTGGGGATTGCGGCTGCCCGACGCGGCCGTCTCAATCAGGCGGCATTCCGCCTCCAGCGCAGACAGGGCGTACCGGCGCAGATGGTCGTCGACATCACCATCGGCCGCCGGTGCCGGCCGCCGGGGCGGGGCGGGGGTGTCGGCCTTGGGCTGCTTGCGCAATATGGCGATCAGCGCGTCGGGCGCCTCGACCACTTCCGCATCGGCATCGCCCCGCAGCCAGCGATAACTGACGCCATTGGCGTTGATGCTGGGCGGCGCGATGACATAGCCGCCATCGCCGCGCACATCGATATGCTCGGGCAGGCTGCCACTGTTGCGGATCTCCGCGCCGCCATCGTCCGGCCAGGTCAGCCAGACATGGACGCCGCCCGATGGCGTGCGCGACGACAGCGACACCGGCAGCGCCACGCCCATCTGCTCTTCCAGCTCATCCTTCAGCCGCTCAAGCGTCCATTCTTCGCCCGTGTCATCATCGTGGCGCGGATCGAAGTCGAGGACGAACAGGCGGCCAAAACCGGTGCGCAGGCCGATCATCGCCTTGGGCCAGCGCGCCCACCATTCCCCGATCGTCTCGCTGTCCAGGGTGGCCTTGCTCAGCCCGCCGGTGCCGTTGATCGGCTTGCCCTTCTCATCCTTGTCGCGCGGGATCAGCGGCTTTTTCGTGCGGGGATTGCAGGGGAACACGGGCCAGCCGCGCGCCGCATAGTCCAGCGCGGCTACCAGATACGGATTGATTGAAGACACGAAACCCCACCCCGAAAATCAGGCAAACAGGAAAACAACAATGAAAGGGAGATGAAGGCGACTAGAACGGAACGTCGTCGTCATAATTCCTGACGCGCACGTCGATATGACGCAGCATCGATTTCACGGCCTGCAAAGTAGTGATCTGGCTGTCCAGCACGCGGTCGAGGATCTGCACGACATTTGAGCGCTCCTCCTCCTTGTTCATCAGATAGCGACACAAATTGCGCTCGGCTTCCAGCATGTGCTGCAGCGCCGCGTTCGTCGGCTTCTTCGCTCGGTTCATGATAGGCTCCTCAGAACGGGACATGGTCGTCAAGGTCACCATCGGTGCCCCCAGCAGAGCCGCCAAAGCCCGGCCCATCCTGGTAGCCGCTATAATCATTGCGCCCGCCGCCATTGCCGCCGGCGCTGTCGAGCATCTGCAGCTTCGCGTCGAAGCCGCTCAGCACCACTTCGGTCGACCAGCGGTCATTACCCTGCTGGTCCTGCCATTTGCGCGTGCGCAGCTGGCCGCCGATGAAGAGCTTGCTGCCCTTCTTCACATATTGCTCGACCACCTGGACCAGAGGGCCGAACACGACAATGCTGTGCCATTCGGTGCGCTCTTTCTTCTCGCCGGTCTGGCGATCCTTCCAGCGCTCGCTGGTGGCGAGCCGGATCGACGCAACCTTGTCGCCGCCCTGCGTGCCGCGAATTTCCGGGTCAGCGCCCACATTTCCAATCAACCTGACTTCATTCAACATGGGAGCCTCCCCGCTATTTTGATAAGATGGATGGGCGGCAGGCTACCCCTGCCAGCCCTTGGACCGCGCGAACGCCATCACGTCCGCATCTTTGCCAAAGCGATGGCGGCCGACATGATGGACGCCCGATACCTTGGCGACGGGGCTGAAACCGGTGCGCCGCAGGAAGGTGCGGGCCTGCTCGAATGGATCGGCCGCCCGCGCCAACGCTTCGGCCCGGCCGATCATCGTCTTGCGCGCGGCGGCGACCGCCGGATGATAACTGCACAGCGACGCATGCCGGGCGGTCTGGCTCCGCTTCAGCATCTGGGTCACCAGCTGCTGCGGATCATAGTCGCGCGGCATCGGCACGATTTCACCGATGCGATAATCTGGCGAGGGCGCTTTCATGTGTCGCTGTCCTTTTCCCCGGCAATGGCGCCGATTTCGCTCATCAGCGTGGCGGCCCGCTGACGATCCGCCCGGTGCGATCCGCCGGCCGTGCATTCCATGACGATCCGGCAAAGCGCCTCGATCTTGTGCGCACGGCGATAAAGCTCGCCGGACGAGAGGAGCGGCATCGCCCCGGTATCCAGCCGCTCGCCCGCCACGCCCATCGGCTCAGACCCGCATCGGCATCAGGACGTAAGCCGCCTGCGCCTCATCGCTGGTCTGCCAAAGCGTCGGATCGACATCGCTATTCAGCTTCGCCACCACCCGGCCGCCATTGCCGCTCATGCCCCTGAGCTGCCCCAGCAGGTCCAGCAGATAGCGGCCATTGAAGCCGATCCGTACCGGCGCGCCGGTCAGCTCGATCGGCACTTCCTCGCTGGCCGTGCCATGCTCCAGGCTGGTGACGTCCAGCACCACGCGATCGGCCTGGAAATCCAGCGCCAGTCCGCGTGTCTTCTCGGTGCTGATCGTCAATACCCGCTCGATCGCCTCGACCAGCGCACCGGGATCGAACCATGCCGCAGTCTGGCTGGCGGAGGGGATCACGCGGCTATAGTCGGGAAAACTGCCCTCGATCGCCTTGCCGACCAGCGTGGTGTCGCCGACGTCGAACCGGAAGGTGTGGCCGGACATGGCGATATCGACCGGCCCGCCTTCATCGTCCAGCAGGCTAGAAAGCGCCTTGACCGCTTTTGCCGGCAGAATGATGCCGGCCAGCTCAGCCGCACCCTCCGGCAGCTCCTCATGATAGCGGGCCAGCCGATGCCCGTTGGTGGCCGCTGCGAACAGGCATTCGGAGCCTTCCGGCACATGCAGATAGACGCCCTTGAGATAATAGCGGGCATCCTCGGTTGACATGGCAAAGGCCACGCGATGCAGCATCGTCACCAGCCGGCCCGCATCCTGCTCATACTGGACGGACCAGTCACGCTCGACCAGCATCGCCATGTCGGTGCTGGGCAAGGTCGGCAGCTTGAACCGCGCCCGGCCACAGCTGATGCTGATCTTGCCATCCTTCAGCAGGATTTCGGCAATGCCATCCGCCGGCAGCTTGCCCGCGATCGATGCCAGCGTGCCGGCATCCACGGCGATATCCAGCGCTTCATTCTTGCCCGGCTCTTCCAGCTCAATGAGCTTGGAAAGCTGCAATTCCAGGTCCGTCCCGGTCAGCCGCAGCTGAGCTGGCCCCGACTGGAGCAGGACATGCGACAGGATCGGCACCGTGTTGCGCTTTTCCACCACCAGGTTGATCGCCTTCAGCGCGCAGCGAAGCGCCTTCACATTCACTTTCACAGTCGTTCACTCCGAATTTTGGCGGGCGCGGCTGCCACAGGGCTGGGCGCCGCGCCCGTTCCGTCGTGCGACCCGAAGGCGACGGATTTGAAAGAGGGGTAGGGGGCAGGCTCAGGGTTCGCACCCGCCCCCTCATTGCCGCCAGCTATGGGGAGGTCGGCGGCAATCAGGATTTCAGCTTCACGGTCTATTTCATCAGCCCAGCGTTCGGCCTGCTCGAAATCGACGCAGCAGATATCGGCCAGCGTGCCCAGCATCGCCCGGCCGACATTGACATAGCGGGCCTCGAACTGGCGCCGCGTAATCTCCATGTCGATGAAACTCATAGCGCACCTCGCACGGTTGATTTGCCGGTCGCGACGATCGTGACGACGCGCCGTTCGGTCGGGCCGGGTTCCTCGACGCGGATCTTGTTCTCGCGGACCAACCGGCGGACCCGGTAGGATGCGGCGACCGCGTCCTTCAGGCCCAGCGCCCGCGCCAGTTCGGCATTGGTCGGGCACGCCTGCCCCCGGTTCGCGGCGCGGTTCAGCACCCGCAGCACGGCTTTGGTGGTGCATTTCGCGCCATCGGCGCGGCTCTGGAACCGGCCCGGGTTGGTCCGCGCCAGGGCGCGCAGCTTTGACGGGCGAGGCGCCGCCAGCCGCTGCAGGATATGGCGCGTGGCACCATCGGTCGCCCGCTTGGTCGTCATCGTGACCAGGCCCTGACTATGCAGCGCGCTGGCGACCGCGCGGACAGCATCCCCCGGCCGCGTGCCAGTGAAATAGGCGACATTCTCGCCCGGCCGCGCCCGCTCGGCCCAGCTGATCAATTGCTCAGGCTTCAGTGCCGACATCATGCCCCCTTTTCCACTGCGCGAAGTTGGGCCAGCAGCTGCACTGCCAGTGCCACCAGCTGCTCGGCATCGTCGATCAGCCCATGCTGGCGCACGTCGCGGCCACAGACCCGCTGGTCATCGGCCAGCGATGCGCAGATCTTCGTGGTGATCTCGGCCGCTTCGCTGGACATCGCGCCGATCTGGGTCAGCCAGTTGCTGGCATCGGCCTCGATCTCGGGCAGGCGAAACAGCTCGAAACCCTGCATCCGCGCCAGCGCCCGCGTGATATGCGGCCAGCCGGGCTGACCAGTGGCCATCTTCTCCAGCTCGGGCACCAGGCGCAGCGGAATGAACTCCGCCGCCTCGACATTGGCCCAACCGTTGATGGTCGGCTGTCCCCGGCCCAGCATGTGGCCGACATAGACCTGCTTGCCCGCCGCATGGACGGCATCGCCGGTCGCCTCGCTGATCGCGATGTCCGTTGGTTTCAGGTCATCTGCCCCCCGAGCCATATCAGTTCGGCCCTCCGGCGGTGCGGTCACGGCTATTCAGAACCGGATTTGTGGCCGCACCACCTTCGGCTACGGTGACGCTTTCGCCGCCACCATGAAGGGACATCACATGGCCAATCTCGACATTTCCCCGGACGGAGACACCGACATCGGCTTCGTCAACATCGCAGGCACGGACTATGTCCGCATCTTCCTTAATGACGTTGATGGCACGGATAGCGCGTCCCTGACCTACACCACCGCTCACTTCGTTGCCTTGGCCGACCATTTCAAAATGGTCGCCGACCAGCTTGTAGCGGGTAATGTGAAATTTCCCCGCATCTAGAGCAGGCGGCTTTCGATTGCCGGGCGGCATCCTAAGGCGGAAACGCGGTTCAATCCGAAACCCGTCCATCATGCGGCCTCCCCGATAATTTTCGTTTCGCTATGGGGTGACGGCTTCGCTTGGGCCGCGATAACTTCATGAGCATGGAAACCGTAGAAGTCGTTCGGCATCACATCACCCTTGGTGACGCGCACGATCTCTTCCATCATTCGGCGGCCGGGAATTTGGCGCCCCTTAGCGTACCGTTCAACGGTACTGGGGTAGTCGGTGCCAATCATCGCGGCGAACGCGGTGAAGGTGAACCCTTCTCTGGAGAGATAGTCTTGAAGCGTCATGCAGCGCTTTTAGCTACATTGGCTAAAAGCCGTCAAGCCAAATTAGCTAAGTGTGGCCAAGACTCATTTAGCCGGATCGGCTACGCCCATCGTATGGCTGCGAACCCCAATATGATCCGTGAAATCCGCAAGGCGAAGGGGTTGACGCTCCAGCAACTTGGCGAGCTGACGAAGCACCCAAAGACGGGTAATTCTACGGATTTAGCCACCATCCAGAAGCTGGAAGCCGGCAAGCGAACATTGAATGCCGATTGGCGATTTGCCATCGCTGAAGCTCTTGGGGTTCATCCAGACGATCTGATAGGGGCTACAGTGCCGCGCACCCCTGTGCGTCGAGTGCCGCTGATCGGGAAAATTCCTGCTGGTAATTGGCGCCTGGCGGTCGAGGATGCCACCGACCTGATACCTTGTACGTCAGGCGGTCCAAACACCTTCGCTTTAAAGCCAGAGGGGGACAGCATGGACCTGCTGCTAAAGCATGATGACGCTGTGGTGTTTTGCGATCCTGATGACAAAGCACTCAGAAACGGCAGCAATTATGCCATGATGAAAGAAGGTGGCGAGGTCACCTTCAAGCAGTATCGAGATAATCCGCCGCGATTGAAGCCGTTGTCCAGCAACCCATCGCATCATGAGATGCTTCTAGGCGAAGAACCGCTGGTAACAATCGGACGGATTACCGGAATGCATGTCGATTTCCGTTAAGGCCACACCGGCGCGATCCAGGTCATCGGCTCCATAAAGACCCTGCCATACTGGGGGTCAACGTGCGCCTCTCCAGCTTCGACCGCATCCTGCACCGCCTCTTCCTTAGTAGTTCGGAGCGGCCCTTTCACTTGCATGTGAACCATAAACACCCACCCCACGGGGTTCTTCCTGCCCGAAGCAGCCTCGATCGAACGTTGCACAGTCCCACTGTAACCCATCCCGAATCCTCCATTGAATGAGAACATTATAGGAACAAAGCATAAGAAAGTGTCAATGCAGATCAACATGTTAGCTATATTGGCTAAAAATCCGATTGACGAAATTTAGCCAATATAGCTAATTGCGTCCCGTTCACTAAACGGGAGGCAACCATGCTTCATGCGCCTATCGAGTTTCCGTTTCCCGGCAGCGTCGTGCTGTCAAAAGGCCTGCGCTGGACGATCCGCCAGCTGTTCGACAACGGCGCCACCGCGCTGATCGTCCGCGAAGGGGCGGGCGCACAGGGCCGCCGCCGCGAAGCCGTGGCCGATTTGGTCGACGCCAACCTGGTCGACCGCGACGGCATCAACGCCGTCAAGGGCTTCGGCCGCGACACCAAGCGCCTGGCGCTCCATGTCGCCCGCCACCTGCGCGACAGCAACGAAGTCGTGCTGCGCGATCTGGGCCACCATCTGGCCGCCGCCCACGCTGCCGGCGACGTGCCCCGCATCCGCGACAATTATCACCTGGTCGAAATCATGCGCGGGCTGGGCTGGCACAAGGCTGGCTGGGCCGGCACCGGCCCGACCCTCAGCCCGATCTATCGCCGCACGACGAAGACCATCTGACATGGTCCGCCGCACCCTTGCCGATCGCCGCCCGGCGACCCGCTACCGCCCGCCGTGGCGCAAGCCGGTGCCCGGCCCGGCCCACACCGTGAAGAAGCTGGGCGATGTCGAACTGACCAGCACCGGCTTCTCGCGCCTGACCGCCACCGGCTTCGAAAGGATCGACTGAAATGGACAGCCGAGCCGTTACCGCCGTCAATACCGCTATGGGCGTCGCGTCCTATCTGGACGGCATCGCCGAGCGCAAGCGCGCCAACGATGTCCGTCGCCTGTGCCGCAGCAACACCAGCTACCGCACGCGGCTCAGCGCCCTGCACCACGACAACACGCAGCTCCGCGCCCGCGTCGCTGAACTGGAGGCGCGCAGCACATGAAGCATTCCCTTCTTATCGATGCCGAACGCGCGACCCTCGCTCGCGATTGGAATGACGGCATCATCGTCGACAACTTCGCCGGCGGCGGCGGGGCGTCTACCGGCATCGAACTGGCGCTGCGCCGGCAGGTCGACGTGGCGGTCAACCACGATCCCGAAGCGGTCGCCATGCATGCCGTGAACCATCCGGGCACGCGCCATCTGTGCCAGAGCGTCTGGGCGGTCGATCCACTGGAGGCGGTGACCTTCGCCAACGACAATGGCGAAATGAAGCCGCGCCCGGTGCGGCTCGCTTGGTTCTCGCCCGACTGCAAGCATTTCAGCAAGGCGAAGGGCGGCAAGCCGGTCGAGAAGAATATCCGCGATCTCGCCTGGGTGGTGCATCACTGGGTCGACCGGCTTGGCCCCGCGCTACGCCCGGCGATCATCATGCTGGAGAATGTCGAGGAATTCCGCACTTGGGGACCGCTGGGCGCCGACGGGCGTCCCTGTCCGGCAGGTAAGGGCAAGACATTCGACCAGTGGGTCGCGAAGCTGCGCCGCGCCGGCTATCGCGTCGAGTGGCGCGAAATGCGGGCCTGCGACTATGGCGCGCCGACCTCGCGCAAGCGCCTGTTCCTGATCGCGCGGTGCGATGGAGAGAAGATCGTCTGGCCCAAACCGACCCATGGCAAGCCAGATGCGCCCGCCGTCCGCAGCGGCAAGCTGCTTGCCTGGCGCACGGCGGCCGAGATCATCGACTGGTCGATCCCGTGTCCGTCGATCTTCACCCGCGCCCGGCCGCTGAAGGAAGCGACGTGCCGCCGCATTGCCGCCGGTATCATGCGCTATGTCATCAATGCGCCGCATCCGTTCATCGTGCCCGTCTGCAATGGCAATTGGGGGGCGGAGCGGGTCTATGCCGGCGGCGAGCCTCTGCGCACGATCACGACGGCCAAGGGCGGCGAGTTTGCCGTGGTGACGCCCTATTTCGCGCCGCTGACCCATCAGGGCGGGCCTGATCGGGTCTATGGGCCGAAACAGCCCCTGCCGACCGTGACGGGCGCCAACCGCGGAGAAATCGCCCTGATCGCCCCGACTATGGTCCAGACCGGATATGGGGAGAGGGAAGGACAAGCGCCCCGCGCGCTCGATCTGGGCAAGCCGCTCGGCACGATCGTCGCAGGTGCAACGAAGCATGCACTGGTTGCCGCGTTCATGGCCCAGCACAACGGCGGAGCGATCGGCCGCGAGGCGGCCGCGCCGCTATCGACCATCGTCCACCGCGCGACCCAGCAGCAGCTGGTGGCGAGCCATATCGTCAAGCTGCGGGGCACGTCGAAGGACGGACAGCCCAGCGACACGCCGTTGCACACGATCAGCACAGGCGGTCTGCATCATGCGGAGGTTCGCGCGTTCCTGGTAAAATATTATGGCAACGAACAGGATGGCCACGGTCTGGCCGCGCCCCTCGGCGCCGTGACGACCAAGGATCGCTTCGGCCTTGTCATCGTCACGATCGGCGGCGAGGATTATGCGATCGTCGATATCGGCATGCGCATGCTCAGCCCGCGAGAGCTGTTCCTGGCTCAGGGCTTCCCGCCCGAATACATCATCGACCTGATGGTGAACGGCAAGCCGCTGACCAAAACGGCGCAGGTCCGCATGTGCGGCAACAGCGTCTCCCCCGTCATGTCGGAAGCGCTAGCCCGCGCGAATGTCGCCAACGATGACGGAGCAGGCGAGGAAAGGATCGCAGCATGACGCGTCCTCCAGCCTGCCAATTGGTTCAGGTGGCCTGCGAAGAACGCGCCCGCCGCAAGGTGGCGTGGGAACGCGCGGGCAGGCTGGACACACCTGCAGCGCGCGAGGATGAAAGCGTCTGGTCCGATATCGAGCATTTCGCCCGCATCCTGAACGGCGAGCGCCGGCCGATATCGTGGCCCGATGAAGACAAGCGCACCATGGCCGAGAACATCGCGACCACCCTGCGGAAGGCGCCGGAAAGCTTCTATGCGCTGCCCGGCAAGGTCCGAGGCCTGCGGGATCTGCAATATGCGTTGGAGTTCACTTTGCTCTACACGCTTGAGCGGCCTGTGCCCCTGCGGTCGAAGAGGAAGGCCGCGTGAACGCGCCCGCGAAAATTCGGCCAGCGGCCGACCCAAATATGATCGCCTTCGCGGAAGCCCTTGCGCGGATGCAGGTGAAGAGAGACATTGCCGCCCTTCGCGCCGCGCAGGGAGGCGGCCGACAGGAGGACGCCCGTGCGAACGGTCATTTACGCCCGCTTCAGCAGCGATAACCAGAACCCGCGTTCGACGGCCGACCAGATCGAGCTGTGTCGCAAGCGGGCGGCCGATGAAGGCTGGACCGTCATAGGCGCGTTCGAGGACGCCGCCATATCCGGCGCTGCGGGCATCGGTGCCGATCAGCGCCCTGGCCTCAACGCCATGATGCGCATGGTGGAGGCCGGCGGCGTCGACCAGGTGCTGGCGGAATCCACCGACCGCATATCCCGACATGTGGCGGACGCACATATTCTCCGCGAGCGCATCGAATTTGCTGGCGCCCGGCTCTTTACCCTGTTTGACGGCGCGGTCACACCCATAATCGGCCTGATCAAGGGCTTCACCGACGCGCAGTTTCGAACAGACCTTGCCAAGCGCGTTCGGCGCGGCCAGATCGGGACGCTGAAGCAGGGGCGCGTTCCCGGCAGCATCGCCTATGGATATCGACAGGCGAACCGCCTTGACGATCGCGGTCAGGTCGTGCGCGGCCTCCGGGAAGTCGACCCGGACAAGGCGGACATTGTCCGCCGTATCTTCCGCGAATATGCCGCCGGCCGCAGCCCCAATGCCATCGCTGCCGGCCTAAATGCCGATGGCATTCCTGGCTCGCGCGGCGGCATCTGGCACGAAACCGCGATCAGCGGCGATACGCGCCACAAGCGCGGCATCCTGCGCAATGAGACCTATGTCGGCGTCGTCACCTATGGGCGCAGCCGGACGGTGGTCAATCCGCAGACGCGCCAGCGGCTGATGCGCCCGAACGGCGACGATGTGGTCGAGCGTCAGGAAATCGCGCACTTACGGATCATTGATGATGATCTTTGGCAACAGGTTCAGGCCCGCCTGGCCTCGAACCAGGGCGTGCGCCCGGAGCGTCTGCGGCGGCCGAAGCATATCCTGTCCGGGCTGGGCGTGTGCGAGGTGTGCGGCGCGCGCTGGGTACTGCGCTCCAGTAAGTTCTGGGGATGCAGCAACTACCGCTATGGCAAGGCCTGCACGAACAATCGCCTGGTCGGCACCCACATATTCGAGCGCATGGTGCTTGCAGACCTCAAGGAGGGCATGCTGTCGCCCGACGTGGTCAGCGCCTATGTCCGCGAATATCACCGCGACTTCGCCCGGCAGAGCGCTGACATGGGCCGCGACCGGGCCAAGCTGGAACGAAAGCTGGAGGAAGCCGAGCGTCGCATGAAGCGCATGCTGCAGGCCTTCACCGACGGCGGGAGCGAGTTCGAAGAGATCCGCGACATGCTGACCAGCGCGCGGGCCGACAAGGAAGCGCTACAACGCCAGCTCGCCAGCATGGACGCCGTGCCCAATGTCCTGGCGCTGCACCCACATGTCGAGGAGATCTATCGGCGCCAAGTAGAGGAGCTGGAGGCGGCGCTGGCCGATCCTGAAGCACAGCTGGAGGCGATCCCTCGGTTGCGCTCCATCATCGCCAGCATCATCGTCAGCCCGCGCCTCGATCGCGAACGCGGCGTCGTGGTGCAGGTGATCCGCCAGATGGACGAGATCCTGTCGATCGCGACCGGCGGCGAACGAAAACGTATTTGAAAGAGTTCAGTCTTTCTCGTCAGTTTGCCTCAGCGACCAGCATGTCGTGAAGGCGTTCCC